CGACGGGCTGTGCCAATAGCCGCGCTCGGCATCCGACTTGGCGATGACACCAGCCACGCGGGCCGAGGCGGGCTGAATGATCTCGGTCGCGCTCGCGGTGTCAAACACCTTCACCCACGGGTCAACGATGTAGACGCGATCCGAACCGAACTGGTCGCGGTAGGCCAGCGCCGCCGCATCGGTGGTGTTCGGGCCATCGGCGATGATGACGGCGCGCAGGCGGGTGGCCACCGAAACCATCTCGGTCACCACTTCCTCAAAGTGGGTATAGCCCGGCGCGATCAGGATGCGCGGCGTCACGCCCAAGGTGGCCTGCGCCGCAAGGAAGGCCTTGATGCCCTCATACTGGCCCGACACCGACACGCCGCCGATCACGTTGGCGCGCTCTGCCGCCGCGTCATTGTCATGCTCCACCCGCACCACAACGATCATCGCCCCGGCCTGATCGAAGATGCCATCGACGGCGGCAGGCAAGGTGCCGGTTGCGCCAAGGGCGGCGGCTTCCAGCTGGTTGCCCGCAATCAGCATCGGGGTGTTGAGCGGGAAGGCATCGGCGTCCGCGCCGGGCGCGGTGCCGACAAGGCCAATGACCGACGACCGGACAGTTTGGATAGGGCGAGTGCCGGTGGTCAGTTCGATGACCTCGACACCGTGCAGGAATTGATCGGGCATGATGGCCTCCTAAAGTTGGGTGACAGGCGCGGTTTCGGCGCTGTCGGTTTGCGGCAAGCCCATCCGGGCGGCCAAGGAGAGGGCGGTTTTCTGGGCGGTGGCCAGCGCTGCGCTGACCTCCTCGGGCGTGGCGGCGGCAGAGATCGCGGCCTCGGTCACCCGGCGCAGACCGGTGGTGCTGGCCATGACCAGCTCGAACGCATCGGCCTTGGCCACGATCTTTGCGGCCAGCGCATCGGGGTCTTCACCCGTGATCGCGGCCTCTGCCAGGATCATCGCCTGCGCCACTCCGGCCAGATGGGCGCGGGCCGCAGCGGCCTTGCTCGGCCAGGACTTGACCTCGTCTTCCGGCACACCTGCGGTGAACTGCGCCAGAAAGCCGTCGATCCAGCCGACCATAGCGATCCCGGCCTCGGCCTGCGCAGTGGCCAGCGGCAATTTCCAGCGCCCATCGATCCAGATTTCGCGGGCGTTGTTCGGCGGATCGAATACCTCGATCCCATCCTCCGGCGGTTCGGACGCCTCGCAGAACCCGCCGATATAGACGCCCGCAGGCGTGACAAAATGACGGGTCATTTGCGCGCCCTCGCCACAAAGCGCCAGTTGGAAGTGGTCATCACGATGTAGCTCCCTGCATTGTCTTGGAGGTAAAGCCGCGACGCATCGGCGGTGCGGATTTTGATCTGGGTGGCGCTGACGCCGACCGTGACGCCATAGGACACACCTGCGGTCACATAGCCGTCCATCGGCACCTCATCGCCCACGGCGTAGGGCGATTGGGCGGTCACGCACCTGGCCGCCACCTCGACGTGCTTTGGGGCTTGGCCCAGACCATGCGCCAGCGTCAGGACGCTGCCACCTGTGATCGTCTGGGCGGGGCTTTCATAGCCCCAGCTCAACTCGCCGGGCAGGTTGACCAATGACGTTGCATCACCCATCGTCAGGTTGCCGCCATCGGCATTCAGCATCAGGGTGGCTGCCGCGCCATTATTGCGCGCCATGATCTCATTGTTGTCCATGATGAGATTGGAGCCGTCATCGGCGCCGATCTGAAAACCATGCGTGGTGCTGGATAGGCTGGCATCGCCAGTTGCCGTTATCCGCAGTCGCAACGCGGTCAAGGTGCTGGCAAAACTGACGGCCCCGGCCAGCACCGCCGCAATCGCTTGCGCCACACGAAGCGGGGTCATCACGCGGGCGTTGCTCGTCCCGGCCTCGGCCTCGGCCTGACTGGCTCCGGTGATCTCGACGGTTGGGTTGCCCGCGACGCCGTTGCCGTCGGTGACGGTGACCCCGTTCCCGCCGATGATGGTTCGGGCGGCGGCGGTGCCAGCAGCCGTGCGCGTGATGATACCGTTGGACCCCAGACCAGCAATTGCGGCCAAAATGCCAGACAGAGCCGCCGCGATGGCCTGCGCCACCCGCAGCGGGGTCATCACGCGGGCATCGCTCGTCCCGGCCTCGGCCTCTGCCTGACTGGCTCCGGTGATCTCGACGTTCGGGTTACCGGCCACGCCGTTGCCATTGGTGACGGTGATCCCGTTCCCCCCTTGGATGGAGCGGTTGGCAACGGTGCCAGCACCCGTCCGAACGATCAGGCCATTGGCGGCGAGGGCCGAGATCGCCGACAGGATCGCCGACCCTGCCTGCGCGGTGCCCGCCGCGATGGCCGCAGCGATGGCTTGCGCCGCCCGCAGCGGGGTCATGGCCGTCGCATTGTCCGTCCCCGCCTCGGCCTGTGCTTGCGTCGCAATCGGCACCGTGATCGTGCGGTTGGCCGACATATCGCCGCCGCCCGTGGCCAGCCCGCCCGCCGTGATGGTGCGCGTGGCCAGCGCGCGGGTATTGGCGTTGTCATTCGCCGCCTTCACCGCGCTGGGGGTCGCGGCCATGTCAGTCGCGGTCGAGTTGGTCGCGGTGGACAGCTGCACGATCCCTGCCACCGCAGTGGTGCCCGGGATTACCGCAGCAATCAGCGCGTCGATCCGGGTTTTCAGCCAGCGGGTGCGTTTGGCCAGCTGCATGGGCGCGATGTTGGACAGACCGTCGCCGTTGGCCTCGTTCGGCGGGCCGCCGAGGACAGGATCGGTCGTTTCGATCCGGCGGATTTTCTCGGGGAAGGTGTCATCTTCAGGCAGTGCGACCATGTTCAGACTACTCCGTGGCTGTATTCGCCATCGTATCTGATGGCTGCATTGTGGATGGCGGCGGCTTCGGTGAAGTCCATTGCCTTCAGGTGGCAGCGGGCGGGCGCGGCGGCCTCAAGGATGGCGCGGGCGCGGGCGGCCTGCGCAATGGTCAGGGGCCGGGTCAGCACCACGCGGTATTCGGCCCAGTGATCCGGTGCCCCATGGGTCTGCGATCCGTCATGCAGGATCGCGCCGTCATGGAACTTGAAGCCGTAGTTCTCGATCAGCTCGGCATCGCCCAGCCCGGCCACTTGCAGCGCCCGGCGCATCGCCCAGACCGTGCCCTTGTGCCGGTGTATATCGACCGATGCCGCGATGACCTCGCGCTTGCGCTCGACCGACCAGCTGGCGTCCCAGTCATCGACCGACAGCGCCCATGCCAGCCACGGCAGGAAGGCCTCCGGGCATGCGGTCGGGTTCCACATCAGATCGGCAGGCATGGCGACCGGGCGGCTCAACGCGGCCTCGGCGGCGCGTTCAAAGGCGGTCGCATTGGGGGGCAACAGTGTCATGCGCCACCCCCAAGCGTGATGGTGACGGCAGTGCAGTTGGCCGATTGCGTCGGGCCGATGGCAAGGTCGGCCAAAGGTGCCGCCAAGGTCACGGCTTCCACGCCCGGTTGGTGCAGGGCGGCGTAAATCCCCGACAGCCGCACATCGCGACCAACGGCCCGCAGATCGGCAAGGTATCGAGCCAGCGCGGTTTCAGCCGCCGCCAAGACCACAGCAGGATCGGGACCATCCAGCACCGACAGGGTAGCCGTCACCGCGAAAGGCACGATGGTGGCCGAAAGCACGGTGACCGCATCGCAAAGCGGGCGCACATCTTCTGCGTTCAGTGCGGCTTCGACCGCCGCGAGCATCGCTGGCGAGGCAGCGCCAGTGCCTTCTGAGGACAGCACCACCACCCGCACTTCGCCGGGGTTCGGGCTGTCCACGGCCGCGTCCCGGACACGGGCATCCGCCGATCTGGCATGAAACTCATAAGCAGCGCTCGGACCGGCCGTCGAGAAGCCTGCCAGCGCCATCTGCGCGCGCAGGCGCAAGGCCGCATCGGCCTCCATCACGGCGGCCGTGGGCGGCACAGTGGCTGGATTTGCGGGCAACATCGTCAGCCGCGCCACGCCGAACAGCGCCGCCAGATTATCCAGATCGGCCCCGGTGGCGGTCGCCAGATGCACCGCGCGCACTGCGTCATTGGCCCGCGCGCGGATCAACAGCTCACGATAAGCGCAGACCTCGACCAGCACGTTCAGCGGGTCACTTTCCAGCTGCATCACAGCTTCCAGCCCCGGCATGCGCGCAATCAGATCAGCTTTCATCGCGGCAACGATGGCTTCGAAGTCCAAGGTCTCGACAGCATCCGGCAGCGGAAGTTGCGCGAGGTTTATGGCGGAATACCGGCTCATACCTGCACCCCATCCAGCGTCAGCACCCGGCCATCTGGCAGGTATTCAGCTTCAATCGTCAGCACGATCCGGGCCTCCGGCGCAGTCGATGCCAGATCTTCGGTGGTGACGCGCAAGACCTTCAGGCGTGGCTCCCATTGGCGCAGCGCCAAGACCGTCGCGGCATAGATGCGCGCCAAGGTCACGCCGGTCAGGTTCTGATCCACCAGCTTGTAAAGGTCAGACCCATAATCGCGCCGCATCACCCGGCTGCCCCGTGGGGTCTGCAAGATGTTGCGCACCGATTGGCGCAGATGAGCCAACCCATCCACCGGCACGCCGGTCGCCACGTTCATGCCCGCGATCCCGCTCATGCTGGCACCCCGGTCAATGCGCCACCCGGCGAAACGCCTCCATGCTTGTGGGTCTTCAGGCTGATCCCATCGGCAATCACGTCACCTGCCACCGTAACGGTGCCGGTGATCGACAGCCCGCCGGGGGCGCTGATCTCGACCGAACCACCCGCAAGGTGCATCCGAAAATGATTGGCCGCGCGGTCGTATTCGATCACCGCGCCGTTGGCATAGGTCGTGCGATGCAGATCAGCGCTGGCCCCATTTGCCGGGGCCGCTTCCGAAAACAGCGCGCCAAAGATCACCCCGCCCGACAGGTTGCCAGACGGCGCAAGAAGGCAAACCTGTTCGCCGATCTCATAGGGCGCCCATGACCGATTGCCACCGGCGCGCAGGGCCACCATCGGCAAGGGCGCGGTGACGACATCGCCCATGCGAACACGGGCGGTGCCCGAGGCATAGTCCACTTCCTCCACCGTGCCGAACTGGACGATGTTGCTCAGACGGCGGTCGCCTTCGGTTGCTTCCATGGTCATGCCGCCACCCCTTCCAAGGGCGCGGGCACGATGACCTCATGCGGCACCACGCCGGGGCCGATCCAGCGCAGCACTTCGGCCTCGGCCCCCAAAGTCAGGGACAGGATCAGCCGCCCTTCACGCGGGATGACGCGAAGATCGGTCAGGCGCACAGCGGCGGTTTCGGTGATGTCGTTCAGTTCGACGCTTTCGGTCGCAAGGAAGATCGGGCTGCGCAACAGGCTGGCCACCAGCTCCTCGCCCAGATCGACCGAGGCAAGATCGTCGGTTTGCAATTCGGCCCGCACCGTGGCCGAGACAGCGAACAGCCGTTCAAACCCACCGGGCAGGATGCCACCAGCCGGGTGGAACTTGGCCTGTTCAATCACGACGACGACGCCCGTCGCATCCCATGCCGTCGCTGCCAGCGCAGGCTGCAACGCCGCGATGCGGGCGTTCAACTGGTCAGACACGCGGCGGCGAAGGTGCATTTCAGGCCTCAGATTGCGTCGAAGGAAAAGCCGCCTGCCGTGACAGAAGCGGCGGCATCGTCGGGGGTCAAAGCGGCGCGCAAGACGCCGATCAGCTGCTCATAGCGGGCGTTCAGCGCAGCCACGCGCGCGGCCACATCGTCGGGCGTCAAGAACCGGAATTCGACCGTGCCTTCCAGCCGTCCGACCTTGGCAGCGCCGTCCAGGGCGAAGGTGTTCAACCACGGCAACGCTGTTGCAAGCGCCCGCACCGTGACAGCCTCGGTCCATTCAGCCTCATACCCGACGGCGGCTTGATTTGCCGCCGCCCCGCGCCTGACATCGGTCAGGGCATTGCCAAGATGCAGGGTCAAAAGCGCCTCTGGCACTTCTGACGGCAGGTTGGCAAAGGCTCGCAGGGCGGCGGCGGTTGTCATGGCTGGGCTTACTCCGCCACCACCGTGTATTCCTTCACGGCGATCTCGTAATCGACCGCCATGTCGAAGGTGAATTCCAGCGCGCGCTTGCGCGCATGGTAAGCGCGGTCGCGCTTCACATCGACATGGATGCCGTGGACAAGGTTCTTCAGCGGGGTGAACAGCACCTTGCCGCGCGGCATGTCGCCTACCGCCTCAATCGGACGGCCTTCGAACCGGCGAAGCGGGCTGTCGGCGCGCATGGCCGTGCCGGTGATCGGCAGACCCAGCTCGCGCGCATAGTCGTCGGCATCGGCTTCGTTCATCACAAAGACGCTGTCGCGTTTGGCGCGATCATCGGCGGCATTGACGATCTCGGTCAGGCTGGCAATCCAACCATCGGTGGCCACGTCGATATCCACCTTCTTGGTGGCATCGTGATCCTTGGCCACCTGCACCCAGCCCTTGTTCAGCCGGATGAACTTGGCTTCGCGGTTCGCGCCGGTGTTGTCGTCACTGACGCCGTTGAAGCCAAGGTCAACCAGATCACGCGCCAAAGCGGTGCTGAAGCTCTGTTCCAGCATCGACAGAATTTCGGGGTTGTCCTTGTTGGCGCGCAACGTGTCCAACTTGATCGACGGGAACAGCTGCACCGGCAACATGGTCAGGACGCAGCCGTAATTCCCCGCCGTGGCGAACTGCCCTTCATCGGGGTCAACGCCTTGGGCAACACGCACAAGCTGACGCCGCGCCATGTCGATCGCCGAAACCTCTTGGCTCAAGGCCGTGGTCATCTCGGTCGTGACCTTGGACAGGAAGTCCGACTTGAACACCATCTGGATCAGGCGCTGCGCGGCCTTCGGGGTGATGGTGCCGCCAACCGCAAGGTCAGCCGGGCCGATCAGGCCTTTGGCAAGGGCGACGACATCATCCATGACTTCGCCGGATTTCAGGGTGATCTTCACAGGAAAGCCTCCTCGGATTTCAGCACACCTTGGGCGTCAGCCTCGGTCGCGCCCTTGGCCGTCAGCACCGCGAACTTGTCTTCAAGCGCGGCAACTGCAGATTTCAGCGCGGTCACCTCGGCATTGCCTTCGGGCG